TTTCTGCAAAAATAAACATGTTGCAAATTGAACTTGATACACTTAAGACATAAAATATCCCCCTGTATCGGCCCAGTAGACCGAGGTTCCTTAGGAACGTGAAATGAACGACGAAAGTCAAACCTTAGCGGAAGTTGAATCCGCGCCAGCAGCCGAGGTGACGGCCACCACGGACACTGCACAAAACGCGCCGGAAGTAGCTGAGAGTCAACCCGAGCAGACGCCCGAGGAGAAGAAATTCACCCAGGCTGAACTCGACGAGAAGATCGGCAAACGCCTTGCCAGAGAGCAGCGCAAATGGGAACGTGAGCAGCAGGCTAAACTTGCCCAACCGCAAGCGCCAAGAGAAGTCCCGCCTATCGAGCATTTCGAGTCTCCTGATGCCTACGCGGAAGCGTTGGCCGTCAAAAAGGCTGAAGAACTGCTCGCGCAGCGTGAGTTCCAACGGCAGCAGGCTGAGATTAACGACGCTTACCACGACCGTGAGGAAGAGGCCAGGGCCAAGTACGACGACTTTGAACAAGTCGCCTACAACCCGCAGCTTCGAGTCACTGACGTGATGGCCGAGACAATCAAGGCGTCCGACATGGGGCCGGACCTAGCCTACTGGCTGGGAACCAACCCGAAGGAAGCTGATCGCATTTCCCGCTTGGCACCTCTTTTGCAGGCCCGAGAGATTGGGAAGATTGAGGCCAAACTTGGCTCCAATCCTCTTGTGAAACCAACTACGTCTGCGCCTGCGCCTATTTCGCCTGTTACCGCACGCACCAGTGGAAGTTCGTCCTACGACACGACTGATCCTCGCTCGACGAAGACCATGACTGACTCGCAGTGGATTGAAGCTGAACGTGCCCGGCAGATGAAGAAGCTGCAAGCACAAATGAACCGCTAACTTTGAAAGGACCGCCGAAATGGCTAATAGCATTCTTACCATTGACATGATCACGCGGAAGGCTCTGGAGATTCTGGAGAACAACCTCGTGCTCACCCGTAACGTGAACCGTCAGTACGACGACAGCTTTGCTGTTGAAGGTGCCAAGATTGGTTCTACCCTGCGTATCCGTCTGCCTGACCGCGCTCTGGTCACCGACGGCGCCGCCCTGCAAGTGCAGGACGACAACGAGCAGTTCACCACCCTGACTGTGTCTTCGCAGAAGCACATCGGCGTGAACTTCACGTCTGCCGAACTGACCATGCAGTTGGACGACTTTGCAGAGCGTGTGTTGAAACCTCGTATCAGCCAGTTGGCATCGAGCATCGACGCTGACGTTGCCAACGCTTACAAGAGCATCGGTAACTCCGTCGGCACCCCTGGCACCACGCCGGCTACCTCGCTGGTTCTGCTGCAAGCCCAGCAGAAACTCAACGAGAACGCTGCTGTGATGAGCCCGCGCTACGCAACCGTCAACCCGGCTGCCAACGCTGGTCTGGTCGAGGGCATGAAGGGTCTCTTCAATCCCACCGACACCATTAGCAAGCAGTTCAAGAACGGCATGATGGGCATGGGCGTGTTGGGCTTCGACGAGATCAACATGTCTCAGTCGATCAAGCAACACACCACCGGCTCCCGCGCTGCTACTGGCGTGGTTACCGCCGCTGCCGTGACTGCTGAAGGCGCTGCTACGCTGACTCTGACTGTTGGCTCTGGCGACACCATCGCTGTTGGTGACGTGTTCACCATCGCTGATGTCTACGCTGTGAACCCGCAGACTCGCGAGTCCACCGGCTCGCTGTTTCAGTTTGTGGCCTTGGCTTCTTCGACCGCCACCACCACCGCAACTGTGACCGTGGCTCCGATGTACTCGGCCAGCCATGCACTGGCTACCATGACCGCTCTGCCTGGCAACAACAAGGCTGTGGTCTTCGTTGGCGCTCCGTCCAGCCAGTACGCCCAGAACTTGGTGTACCACAAGGACGCGATCACCTTCGCAACCGCCGACCTGCTCCTGCCGCAAGGTGTGGACATGGCCGCTCGCGCCGTTCACAATGGCATCAGCCTGCGTGTGGTGCGCCAGTACGACATCAACAACGACCGTATGCCTTGCCGTATTGACGTTCTGTACGGCTACAGCACCATCCGTCCCCAGATGGGCGTTCGGATGTGGGGTTGATTTTGACGCCCCTTCGGGGGCTTCAATTCGTAACTTTTTGAAAGGAATTTATCATGGCTCTCCCTAATGGCGCAGGCGGCTATCAAGTCGGCGACGGCAACCTCAACGAACCCGTCATCGGCTACTTGCCCGCCCCTACTACTGAAACTGGCACTTCCGCTGTCACCCTGACGGCTGCTGAAGTAACTGGCGGTATTCTGATCGCCAATCCTGGCACCACTGCTACGACCTACACGATGCCTATCGTGGTTACAGCAGGCGGCGTCACTGGTGTGAACGATCTGGTGTCTAGTGCTAAAGTTGGCAGCACCTTTAACTGGGTGGTGGTCAACATTGGCACCTCGACCGGCGACATCACCATGGCCGCTGGCACTGGCACGGGCTGGACGATTGTCGGTTCGCTGGCCATCAACGATGGTACTTCGGCCTCGTTTATCGCTCGTAAAACCAGCGACACGACTTGGACTCTGTACCGCGTCTAAGCTAACGGGAGGCTTCGGCCTCCTGTTTTTAAAAGGACATATCATGCCAAATACTAAAGCAGTAGGCGTCGCGTTTTCCGATCCCGAGCTTGTCGCAGGGACCACGATTACGGGTGCCGCTATTTCCAACTCCACGATCACCGGCGGCACGCTGTCCAGCCCCACGCTGACCGGCGCCTCCCTGAGCGTCGACGTCGCCAAACCGGCGGCTGCGGGTTCGACCCGCGCCGACGCGACGGCTATGACGGCTTCGTTCAACTGGGTGACTGCAGCTGACGCCACCAAAGGTGTTGTGCTGCCTGCTCCCACGGCCGGCCGACTGCTTGTGGTTAAGAACGACGATACGGCCAACGCTATTTTGAAGGTCTACGCTCCCGGCAGCGCCAAAATCAACGGCGTCGCGGGCACTACGGCTTTCTCGATGGCTGCGAAAACGGCTTGCTGGTTTGTGGCGTATGACACCACAGACTGGTTCTCCGTTCCTCTTGTCGCTTCTTAATTAAGTGGGGGCTTTGGCCCCCACTTCTGCACACATGGCCGCAATCTACCTGACACATCCCGTCCACGGCGCTAAAGTTGCCGTGATGGACTTGGAAGCCGATTTTGATGTTCAAAACGGCTGGTCACGCTACAATCCTGAGGAACAAGATGCGCCTCAGATCGAGCCGCAAATTGAGGTAGCACCTGCACCTCGGCGCGGGCGGCGCAAGAAGGACGAAGAGGAATAGCATGACGACCTACACCGCAGGCGAACAGATTAACCGGGCGTTGCGGCTGCTAGGCGTCCTAGCCGAGGGTGAAACGCCGTCGGCCTCAGTGTCTCAGGATTCCCTGATGGCGCTCAATCAGATGATCGACTCGTGGAACACCGAGCGACTGGCTGTCTTTGCCACCATCGACCAGATCGTCAACTGGCCGACCGGCTCGATCAACGAGACTCTTGGCCCCAGCGGCTCGCTGGTACGCCTGAACGGCACCGCCGTGCGGCCCGTTCTGGTGGACGACGCCACCTACTTCAAAGACCCCGGCACTGGCGTGTCGTACGGCATCAAGCTGATCAACCAGCAACAGTATGACGGCATCGCTGTCAAGACTGTGACCTCGACTTTTCCGCAGGTGATGTTTGTAAACAACACCTACCCAAACTTTGACATCTTCATCTACCCGCGCCCGACGCGGCTGCTGGAGTGGCACTTCATCAGCGTCCAAGAGCTGACGCAGCCGGCCAATCTGTCTACCGACATCTTGTTCCCGCCAGGCTACCTGCGGGCGTTTACCTACAACTTGGCCTGCGAGATCGCGCCGGAGTTTGGCATCGAACCAAGCCCCCAGGTGCAGCGCATTGCGATGTACAGCAAGCGCAACTTGAAGCGCATCAACAATCCGGACGATGTGATGTCGATGCCGTACTCGCTGATTGCCACGCGGCAGCGGTATAACATCTACGCCGGTAACTACTGATGAAGACGCCGATCCTTGGTTCGACCTATGTGGCTCGCAGCGTCAACGCTGCGGATGCCCGCATGGTCAACCTGTTTCCCGAGATCGTGCCCGAGGCGGGCAAGGAGCCGGCGTTTCTAAACCGCGCTCCGGGGCTGAAACTGCTCAACTCGATTGGCACTGGCCCGATCCGGGGCCTGTGGGCCTTCTCGCCGCAAGACGGCACCGGCTTCGTGGTGTCGGGCACGCAGCTCTACAAGATCAACAACAGCTACGCGCCGACGCTTATCGGCGCCGTGGCCGGCACTGGCCCGGTCAGCTTGGCCGACAACGGCACCCAGTTGTTCATTGCGGCCAACGGCCCGAGCTACATCTACAACAACACGACCAACGCCTTTGGGCAGATCACCGACCCGGACTTCCCCGGCGCCGTGACCGTGGCGTATCTCGACGGCTACTTCGTCTTCAACCAGCCCAACAGCCAAAAGATGTGGATCACGGCGCTGCTGGACGGCACGTCGATTGACCCGCTGGAGTTTGCCAGCACCGAGGGCTCGCCTGACGGGCTGGTTGCCGTGGCGTCTAACTTCCGCGAAATCTGGGCCTTTGGCACCAACTCGATTGAGGTTTGGTACGACTCCGGCGCGACCGACTTCCCGCTCCAGCGCATCCAAGGCGCGTTTAACGAGCTGGGCTGCGCGGCCCCGTTCTCGGTTGCCAAGATGGACAACGCCTTGTTCTGGCTCGGGCGCGACCGCCGGGGCCAAGGCATGGTCTACCGAGCCAACGGTTACGCCGGCCAGCGCATCAGCACCCACGCCGTCGAGTGGCAGATTCAGCAGTACAGCGACCTGTCGGACGCCATCGCGTACACCTACCAGCAAGACGGCCACAGCTTTTATGTGCTGATCTTCCCGAGCGCCAACACGACTTGGGTCTACGACGCCGCCACCCAAGCCTGGCACGAGCGGGCTGGCTGGAGCAACGGCGAGTTCACCCGGCACCGCAGCAACTGCCAGATGGCGTTCAACAACAAGGTGGTCGTCGGCGACTACGAGAACGGCAACATCTACGCTTTCGATCTAGACGACTACTCGGACAACGGCCAGATTCAAAAGTGGCTGCGGTCGTGGCGGGCGCTGCCTACCGGCCAGAACAACCTCAAGCGCACCGCGCAGCACAGCCTGCAACTGGACATCGAGGCCGGCACTGGTCTGAATGGCTCAATGATCGCCGAAACAATTTATCTTCAGACAGAAGACGGCGATTATTTGGTTACGGAATCGGGTGACCGACTAATTGCAGAACAGCAAACAGTTGTTACGCAAGGCAGCAACCCCGAGGTCATGCTGCGCTGGTCGGACGACGGCGGCCACACATGGGGCAACGAGCACTGGGCGCAAATTGGCAAGATCGGCGAATACTACCGCCGGGTGTTCTGGCGGCGCATGGGCATGACCCTGAAGCTGCGCGACCGCGTTTATGAGCTATCGGGCACCGATCCGGTCAAGATCAGCATCATGGGCGCAGAGTTGATTCTGAGTCCAACGAATGCCTAGCCCTAACGCAACGCCGACGCCGATCACCCCGCCACGGGTGCCGTTGATCGACCCGCGCACCGGGTTGATCGACAGGGCTTGGTACTTGTTCTTCTTGTCGCTCAACGATGCGGCCACGGCAGTCGTTGATGACTCAGGGCTTACGTTCAGCGCCGAGTCAACGATTGCGTCTCTTGAGGCTGCGCTTGACGCCGTGCGGCAGGAGTTGCAGACGCTGCCGCCTGCGGCTGACTTGAGCGATGAGTTGGCTAAGCAAATCCAAGCAGAAGCGTTGGCAGATTGCTGCTCGGCTTTGGTGTCGCAGATTGCCGAGATGCAAAAGCAGATCGACGCGCTTCAGTCTGCGCCGATTACCACGCCGCAGATTCCGCAGTTTGTATACGGCTCCTTTTATAGCACGGCCAACCAGCCTGACGGCTCGACGACTACGGCGTACCCGCTGCTGTACGACACCACGCAGTTTAGCAAAAACGTCACGATAGAAGACCGCACAGCCGTGTTCACTGCGTCGATTGCCACGACCACCATGACGGTGACAGCGATCACCTCGGGGCCAATCTACCCTGGCATGGTGATCACGGGCACTGGCGTTACGGCTGGAACTCGCATTGTGTCCCAGCTAACAGGCACGGATGGCAGCACCGGCACCTATCAGGTCAGCGTGTCG